GAACGATCAGTATTCAACTGATTATTGAACGTACATTCAATGAGTGACATCTGACTCATCGATATCTGACTCGTCGACAACTGGCAAGGATAGCTCAGACAACTTACGTTTAAGATCGTTCTCGATGTCGTTACTGGAACGCTCGGTCACATCTTCGATGCGTGTAGTGTACATACCTGAGACCTTTGCGAGGATTGACAACGACTGAACCTGAGTCGATTCCAGATCGATTGTTCCAGATATATGATCGCGTAGGGTACGTGTGACGAGTTCTTGGCTGGATACACTCCGAGCCATATTAAGATCACTCTTTCGCTTAATAATCGCGTTAACCGTACTCGCTATATACTCCAGCTTCATCAGCTTAGAAGCGCTGTTTCTGACCGTCTGACTAGAACCGTTACTGTCGTATGCTTCTCTATATGCATCGGCTTGAGTTTTACCGCTCGCGACCAGCTCGCAAAATCTGCGTTGTTTAGCAGTGAGTTTATCAGTCATCTTTTATAGCTCCGTTTTATTCGATAGCTGAGATCATACATGCATACTATTGACAAGTCACCACTAGACGCACGCAGAGACGATCTGAGCGACTTTATCACTGGCCCTAGTGCTAGTATCAAAAACAAATTACTTTGCGACATGTGACATTCTGAGCAATGCGTTACTTCAAGTAACACATCGACATATTACAAATACATATTTATTTGTTACATAACAACAACTTACTAATGTCAAGTCCTGATTTGTTACCGCAAGTGTTACCGATATGTTACTGTGCTACTCATATCAGTGGAATATATGACATAATAACACCTGACATTTTGACATAATTAATATGTGACTTTTTATTCCTTTACATTTCAACATGTTACAAATGTTGGCATGGATAATGCTTTACTCTTGATAAGTCGACAGCGACAGCGCCCACTACGGGCCACCGACACCTAGGGTCAATCGGTAGCGAGAAACACAGACTTAACTGAACGGCCCAGTATACGGTCGGACTCCAGAGGGACGCTCTATTGTGAGCAGATCAAAGGGATGACTTCAGAACATGCTGCGGTCTAGAGGGTTAGATAAGCGCCTGAAGCTGGCGTTCTGACGAGGCCAGCAAGCCGAAATCTAACACTATTAAATGAGGATATAACGATGATTAAACATTCAAACACCGGCGAGAAAGTGACCCCATTGACAGCAGTCAAATATGAGATGGCTCATAAAATTGGCGGGCTATTTTATGTTAACTGGGAGGATGAATACCCAGACGCGACTGAGCGAGAGCTGAAGCTGCTAGAGCATCATGCTGAGGTGCTGGTTGATCGACTCGCAAAATTGCTAGGAGATCAGGGCTGCTGGACTGGATAAATCAACACTGACGAGAGCCAGCTGGTAACTGGTCGAAACCGCAGCGATGCGGTCTGTTGAAACCATATAAGGAAAGCAACATGCAATATCAAGCGACCGATCATTTTTGGCAGCGAGCGCGGGAGCGCCAGCTGTTGAGCCGATACGCGGATATCATTGCAGCAGTAAAGCAGGGCCGAAAAATTCCGCAGCGAAACAATAGAGGCGAGCTGCTGTCTGACGTATTCGCGCATATAGGCGAGCAGATAACTGTTATTGCTCAGGTCACTGAGCAGACAACCAATTTAATAACTATCTATGAAACGAAGGGAATATAACTATGGAAAACAAACTTCAAATGATGCAGCAAAGCGCGAGCGATGCTGTAAAAACCGCAGCAAATAATTTTGTTTTGCTGAGCGTCAAAGTATCGTTCTGGGATGGCGTAGCAAATCTCACTGGTGCTGCTGAGAAAGCAGCTCTCAACGCTGGAGCTGATCCTGATGGTACGCGCATGTATAAAAATCTGCTAGGCCAATTTCACGGAAAATTGCGAGAAGTCAAAACAAAATTCCGCAAGCTTAGAACAGCTCTCGATATTGCTTCGATACCCTACGCTCTCGCTCAAGATGACGGCCAGCGACGAGGCGAGAAAATGCTGCACGTTACAAGGTACCCAAAAGTTCTTGCTGAACTAATCGCATTACGAGATTCAGCTTTCGATCAGCTCTCAGAATTTTTGAGCAGATACGACGAGTATCGCTCGCAGGCGCTTGATCAAAATTTCGGCACTTGGAGAGCTGAAGCTGAGAAATTATTTCCGACCAAAGCCGAGGTGATGGCTAAATTTTGCATCGAGATCAGTGACCCTAAGCCTTTACCAGTGTTCAGCGATGCTCAGCAAGCGACTTTCAATGTTCCAGCTAATGTCATGGCCGAAATTGTCGCTCAGTCTAACGCTGCTATATCTAGGCAGTTAGAAGGAGCTAAACAAGATCAGATTCAGTCTGCTCTCAAAACTTGCGAGACGGCCCTTAAACAGCTCACTGATGGCAAGCGATTTCATCAGTCCGTTATTGATAACGTCAAGCAAGAGGCCGTTAAACTTGGCGAGATCAGTCAGGGATACGATGGCGATCATCGTGTCAAAAAAATCGCCGAGACTATGCTCGACGGTATCGCTAATGTGAGTGAACCTGAGCAGTGGAAAAATCACGATGGCAAGAAAGCAGAAGCCAAGCTTGCTGCTGAGAAGTCAGTTCAAAATCTCAAGCGCATGGCTCAAGCTGCACCAGTCGCACCTATTCCTGACTCGTCAGGCGTGATACTTCCAGAGATCACAGCCGATCTTATTTAATATTAACTCTATGAAACCAAAGGAAAAATGTTATGACTACTAAAACTCAAAAGACTACTAAAACTCAAAATATTCTCACTACAACAGCCGAGCTAATCAAAAATCACTTGCCGATCTTGATGGCAACGCAGACCGAATCAGGTTATCAGGGCTCGATGTCGGCTGTAGTGGTCGGCGCTGCCGGCACTGGTAAAACGTACATTATGACTAATCAAGTTAGGCAGCTATGGGCTGATGCCAATGGTGTCAGTCTCGATGATGTCGGAATCTTGGTTTATCGGGCTGCTGATCGTGATGCTGCTGAATTCGCTGGCTTGATGATGCCTAGTAAGAATGCTGCTGGTGAGCTGCACACGGTCGCTAGTATTCCTGATCTTGTATCTCAGATCAGATCGCTGCGCGATCATGGCAAGTCGCATATCGTCCTAGTGCTTGATGAGATCATGCAGGCGAGCCAAGATGTGCAAAAAACGCTGAGCGATCTGCTTGACCGCAATACCAATTGCCTTGGAGGTCATGACTTAGGCGCTGGAATTTTCGTGGTCGGCACTGGCAATCGACAGGCTGACAAGTCAGGCGCGAGGCCAGCACTAGGTCATCTCAGAAATCGCATGTGCCTTTTTGAGCTGGAGGGATACAACGGAGATACTGTCGCTGAATGGGTGCGCGACTATGCAGAGCCAGCAGGCATATTGCCAGCGATTATCGATGTTGCGAGAGATCATGCCGACGATAATTTTTTCGCCGATGCTGTCCCGATTGATGGCGGTTTTTGTTCTTTCAGAGCGCTGACTAACGCGAGTCGATTGATCAGCACGTACATGGAGCGCACTGGCAAAGTCAAGCTGAGCATCAGCATGCAAGGGCTGGTCGCTGCCGTTGTCGGCGAGAGCGCTGCTACGATCATCGCAGATCATTTTGACTGCGCGAATGAGGTTCCCACAGCAGATGACATCTTAAACAGTCCAGAAACGGCGATGGTTCCTGATCAGACAGGTTATCAGAATATCGCTGGAACGCTGGCCTTACAGCTTGCTGTTGACTCTCAGTCAGCTGACGCAGCTATCGTGTACATAACGCGATTGAGACGCGACTTGCAGGTTCAGCTAGGTGTCAGATTGCTCAATAAATCTGAGCGCATCGGCAGCATTCTGATCAGCGCGACCGCTAATAAATTCATCAGAGAGCATCAAGAACAAATCGCTCTCGCTTCAGATATGGAGGTATAACATGCAAGCCAAAAAACATTTTGATAATACTAATCCTGAGATGTCGGACTCTAAACAATTCGCGTCAGCGATGATCATCTTGTCAGCCAAAGCTCGCATATACTGGCGCTTTGTCATTATGCATGAAGTTATCTGGACTCAAAAGTTGCCGACTGCTGCTACCGATGGGGTTTATATTTATGTCAATCCTGACTTCTTCACCAATTTACCGAGCGATAGCCAGCGAGCGTTTTTGCTAGGGCATGAAGTCGGTCACATGATTTTGAGACACCCGCAACGTGGCAAGGCTTTTCGCAAGCGAGAATTTTTTCGCATAGTGAAGGGCCAGCGTATTCCTTTTGACCATAAACTTTTTAATCGCTCTGCTGATTTAGTCATCAACGACGATCTACTAGCGCATGGTCTTGAGAAAATCGAGTGCGGTCTATACAGCGAAAAATACGGTCGCGATCACTTAGTAGACGATGTCTATATGGAGCTATGGCAAGAGCAGCAAGAGCAGCAAGATCAGCAGCAAGATCAGCAAGATCAGCAGCAATCTAATGACAGCTCTGACAGCTCTGACGATGCTGACGATGCTGACGGCACTGACGGCACTGACGGTTCTGATGGTTCTGATGGTTCTGATGGTTCTGATGATGCTGACGGTTCTGATGATTCGCAGCAGGATGATTCATCTACTCCTGACGAGTCAGCAGGTACAGATCATGACGGACACGATACCCATCTTGAGCCGATATATGATGGCACTGCTGAAGAAGTCGCGCAGGCCGAAGCTGAAGACACTCGTACACTTGATCGCACTCTTAAAGATGGTATCGAGGATCAAGAGCAAGCGGTTGAGGATGGCGAGTGTCGCGACATCGGACATGGCGCTGGACTTGACGAGCGAGTCAAAGCTTCACAAAGCCGAATGAGCGCACCTATAACATGGCGCGACGAGATACCTGATCTGCTTCAAAAGGCTGGCAAGGGTGGCTCAGTGTCATGGTCTCGCATACACTCACGACGATTCAATCTGTACGGTGTTGTGTCACCAGTCACCAAAGGCTCGCTCAATCAAGCAGCGATCATTATCGACATATCATACTCTGTTGATCGAAACGCTCTGAACGAATATCTGCACGTTGTTGCCGATATGATTGACGAGTTGCAGCCGACTGATGGCTTTCTGATATTGCTTACAGCCGACAGCGTTGAGCATTGCTACGAGGTCTATTCAGGTGCTGAGCTGCTCGATCTTGAGATTCCCTACGGTGGCGGAACCAACATGTCAGCAGGCTTGGATTACATCGAAGAGCAGGGCTATTCGCCCGATCTTGTCATGGTCTTTACTGACTACGAAGTCACTCATGATGATGGCAAGCGACTGGTTGATGAGGGCTGCGTGATCGTGATGGACGGCCAGCCATCAGAATACGCTCGTTGGGTAATGGGCCGAACAGACCCGCGAGTGATCACTGTGGATGACAGCTCACTCGCAGCGTAACTAGTCACGACTTCACTTAACTTTAAACGCTGCCTTCGGGCAGCAAGGAATTCTATTATGATGAGTACATTTTATATCGACATGCCAAGCTGGATAAATTATATGAATCGTCCGGTGGAGCTAAAAGTTATTGCTGACTTGTCACCCATAGAGCCTGACGTAGGCATCATGGGCAATGGCAAGCAGGCGGTCGAATTATTGTCAGTTTATTGCGACGAAAAAGGATACGATCCGAATGAGGATATTCTGGAATGTTTTTCAACAGAGAGACAGGACGATATCGCTCAGTTAATTTATCGACAACTAGAGGAGAGCAGTGATGAGGAGAGATAGAAGAAAAAAACAAGATGGTGGTGGATTGATGATGGCTGGCGGGTTTTTATGCGGGGTGTTTACTGTTGTTGTTGTCATGTCAGCAATAAGCATCGGCTCGCGCTACGACATTATCGAAGCTGAACGTGCTGAAAGTTTATGCACAGAAATGTTAGAGTTACACAAATCCACAGATGGTAGATATGGCTGGCCTAGTTGCAGCCATCTACTATCATAACTTAGGAGTAAGCTATGAAACTTGAGGATGTCTTAGACCCATTATCGTGTGCAGGCTTGGTACACGAGGGCTATGCTGGATTTACTGAAAACAACGAATTTTTCTTAAACCTACGAATGTTTTACGACAAAAAACATTCTTGGCTTGAGGTTCCTATACACCTACTTGCGATGATGAAATTGCTGCCAAACGATTTCTCAAAGTATTGCTATATCGACAGAGAAAAATCTCGACTGTATTTAGACGAAGATGTTGATGTTGGCATGTTTATGAAAGCGTGTTATGACTGGCCGAAAAATATAAACAGAGGAATCAATATGTCAAAAGCTATGGAATTCTTGGGAGATGACGCAATCGCAGAATGGAATACGATTAAGGATTGTAAATTAGTTGGAGAATCTCTCGTTGATTCTATCCAATTTAAAACAAATTCAGAAACCGATTTCATCAAAGATTTTGCCAAGAACGATAAAGGCCAGTCTATCCATTAGACGATAATCTTCTGTCACTAACCAGAACGAGGCACTGGCGCAGCAGGTTAAGGTTTGTTGCTTCTAACATGTCACTAGCAACAGCATTGACCAAAACACTCGCTGCGTCATGCCCATACTCCTTTCGCACCATCATGAGAGTTTTTCGCAAAGGCAACATTCCGTTGTAATGATTCTTGTGATCCCCTCCTCCGCATGGCATGCCGTCAAAGTTAATCGCTTTAACGTGAATGCCAGCCTTTAAACATTGGCCAGCGACATACTCACCAGCCATATGCTCGCGCACTCCGATAACTTTTAAATCGAGCAGCGAATCAAGCAGCGTCTGATTCTTCACTCGCGCTACAGGTATCAGCCCACCATCAATGACAATTTCCCTATTCAAAAATCTACATCCATATCTGTCCAATGCTTTTGATTTACATGAGCTGACTGAGGTGGCTTGTAATCTGAATATCTTCCTGTTGACTTGTCATATGTAACTGGCACCGATCCTTGCTTTCCGATCCACTTGAATCGAGATTTCCAGCAATGGACTTCAGTATCATCGCCCTTTCGATGAACAGTTACTCCCAAGTCAGCTTTAGCAAACCATGCTGCCGATCCTGAGATAGACATGCCTGTCGGTATTGGCATGCTGCCATCTTCACGAGGATACATTTTGGCTGGATGCGCGACAAACCAGACATGAACGCCATGCGCTTTAGCGAATGCAGTAACTTTAGTAAGCATTGATGAGATGCTCTGAGACTCGTCAGAATTCGGATTTTTTTCGATGTAATTATAAGGATCAATGACCAAGCCCCTTACACCCAAACGCATGACCGCTTGCTTGGCTCGATCAATTATTGAGTCGATAGTGCTGACAACGCCATCGCGAGCGTCAAGAAAAACAAAATGCTTATCAACGAAGTCACTCGCATGGGACAGCTCTTGATCAGTCATGCGTTGACCATCGCCTTCAAAAAATGCTTTACCTATAATTTTTTCAGATAGCTTTGCAATATGAAAATGAGGAGGATTCTCAAACGAAGCAACGGCAAACTTCCACGAACAACGTTGAGCAAGATTGACCATGAGCTGATCGACAAACTCAGATTTACCTGAGCTAGGCACTCCTGTGACCACAGATAACTGACCTTCTGCTATTGTGAACAAGTCATCAACAGAGGCAAGCCCCGTAGATTCTCCAGCACCAACTCCTTTTTTGTATATTTCATGAACATCGGCTATGTAAGATTTTGCCGAGTAAACACCTTTAAGCGGCAGAGGTTGTGACTTACTAACAACATCTTGCAATGCCTGAGCGCCGTGTTTAGAAATTATATCATTCGCATCCTTGCAGTCGTTTGGATATTGAATCGCCCAGCATTTTGCTCTTCCGATCCGACGCGCAATTTCCTCAGCCAAAGCATGACCAGCCTTATCGTTATCGGTAGCCAGAATGATCTTGTCACAACGCTCAATAATTTCTCTCGCTTCCCAGATATAGGAAAACTTATTATCGTCTTCAGGCGAGAATGATTTACCGCTAACAACTTGTGGCGCTCCATTAGGGCAACTAACGGCAGGAATGCCAGCCGAAGCAAGAGCAAGAGCATCGCATTCACCTTCAACAATTATTAATTCTTTTGCGTCATGAGGTATAAGCTCAATACCGTAAAACTGTCGGGCTGCTCCCTCTTGTGTAAATGCTTTTTGATTTATAGCTCGCCATTTTATTGCGCTCGGCTGTGACTGATCACCATAAACAAATCCAACAGCATCAAGCTCGCCATGACCATTGAAATATCTTTTACCAGAAATTACAGGCAAATCAATATCTTGCGACCATAGAATCCCACGAGAGTTAAAGAAATTTGTTATTGATAACTGGTCAACAGTAGCGCGAGGTTGTATTCGCGTCACATTCGACTCCTTATGAAAGTATTCTTTTTTACGGAATAATGAACCGCTCTCGCCACAATGATGACAAAAGTACAGTTTTGATCCGTCATTATTGACGGTTACGGAAAGCGTTTTTTCGTGTTTCTTTTTTCTGTCGCCACTGCATGCTGGACACGCGATACGACAGCTATCGACTACCGCCGATAACGACTCCTCAATTTGCATAGTATGACCCTGTTGATTTTTAGACCCCTAACTGCTCCAGCAGTTTATTTATTATCGCTCTCTTTTGAACATTCTTTAATTCAATAGTCAGTGCGACTGTTTTTAAAATATAATTGTAACCTATTTCTAGCTCATCGCAGTCCTCTTTAAATTGTTTTGATAAAAAATATCTATGCGCATTCTTCCGTAGTTTTGCTTTGTTCGATGCGAGGTCGCACAAGGCAAGCCTAACTATTTTTTTTAATAACTCAGTCCGTGGCCCAGACGTAAATAATACTTCGGGGATTTTCTCTATCGAGGGCGTGGTAGACATGCTTCTCCTTTACTTGTCTGTCGTTTTTGTATATGAGTCCTTGCATACAATCAAGAATTACTGACTCATCGAGATCAGGTCTTCTGCTGGCGTAATAAATAGTAATATGCACAGCAAGATCGCCTTCTAAAAACTCAGGTAGTTTTTGTACCTGTTTTTCAAAATTTTTAACATAATCTCTAGCTTTCTGACTCTTAATTATTGCTGGCTTCTTACCGAACATAACAATTTTACGTGAGTTAGCCTTGCTTGCTGGCTCACCAATAACTTCTATAAATGTTGCTTTGTCTGGAATCATGTATTAATATCGCTATTCGTTTTACGCAAGTTATCACAGGAGATATATTATGTCACGTATTGGTGATTACATTATTGAAAAAGAAGAAAGCGGGGAGCTTGAACAAGATTTGAATCCACCGGAGCTTGATATTCCTGAGTCCACTGGCATTGAAATTGATGATTCTGTGCCTATTCCAAGTCATTTGGTCGAGCGCAGTAATCTCAATTCTAAATTTGGTCATTTGCCTTTTGAAAAAATGGATACTGGTAATTCCTTCGCTCTTGAGGGACTGACTGAGAAAGAGTTCACAGCGCTTCGTGCGCGAGTTAGCAGAGCTAATAAAAGGGAGATAGGAAATTTTGCGTTACAAACCGTCAATAAGCACGACGATGGAGCGGTTGACGCAAGAGTTTTCCGAATAGAGTAATGTTTACTAATATTTATAATTTGCCTGATCCAGTCGTTGCAGCGCTGTCAGATGACAAGTACGACAGTGGACATGTCAATAGCAGCGTTACGACGCTCATAGACTCGCCACAGGTTAAAATACTTTCCCGAAAGCATAAGGATGACATTTCTATTGATGTCTCTGAACGCCTCTGGTCAGTGCTTGGGACCGCCGTACACACGATGTTTGAAGACTATGCTACTGGAGACTATCTCAGTGAAGAAAGATTATTTACTGAGATAAATGGTTGGAAAATATCTGGCGCTATAGATATACAGAAAGCAGAGGCAGATGGATCGGTAACAATACTTGACTATAAGTGTACTAGCGTTTGGTCGGTGATATTTGGCAAGAAATCTTGGGAACAACAGCTTAACTTCTATGCTTATCTTGTCAATGCATGCAAAGGGACCGAAGTTAACAAGCTTCAAATTCTTGCTGTGCTACGAGATTGGAAACAATCCGAGGCAGAATTCAAGCCAGATTATCCCAAGCAGCCAATCGTTAAGATCGACATACCCTTATGGACGACAAGTCAGCAGAAACAATTTGTCGAAGCACGGGTTGCGCTGCATCAGCAAGCCGAATGGGATTATCTTAACGGAAACACCATTTCAAAATGCAGTGATGAAGAAAGGTGGGTAAGACCAACCAAATTTGCTGTCATGAAGAAGGGGAGAAAGCGAGCCATTAAACTTCACGATGATGAGCATGACGCTCAAACGCATAGTGAAACGCTTGGGAAAGATCATTTTATAGAAACTAGAACAGGTCAGGCTATGCGGTGTGAGAAGTATTGTCCAGCAGCAATATTCTGTCCTCAATATCAAGGGAGCTTAAATGAACGAAACTGAAATTATAGCAAAGGACAAAGCTGTTATGGGTAAAACCATCGGCATTGTGAGGGGTCTTAAAGGCAAGACAAGTATAGAAATGCAATTTTCTAGTGAGTCAGTGATATTTAAACCAGCAGAAGGTCAGCAGTTTAAGATTGATAACGCGCTGTTTAACTCATTGGATACCTTGGAAATCGTAAAAATCATAGAGGGTCACATAAATGGAAGCAACTAAAGAGTTTAAAAAGGCATGGTCTGAACAGAGAAAAAAGATCAAATGCCCTGAAAAGGGAGCTACGAATCCACACTTTAAATCTAAATATCGGAGCTGGGAAGTTACTGAGAAAGCTTTAAAGGATGCTGAGGTGGATTTTTATTTTGAATCACACAATAACGCAGATCAGGCTGGCGTTACTTGGTGGGTAATCCTTAATGACGAGGAAGCAGCAGTAGCTACATGCATGATCGACAAAGCTAAGCGTGATCCGCAGGCAACTGGCGGTTGCTACACATACGCTATGCGGTATGTTGTTCAGGTTCATCTTGGGTGGGGAATGCCAGACCTTGATGACGACGGCAACGAAGCAAGTGGCATATTGAACGAAGAGCAAGAGGTGGATTTGCTGGGTCAAGCATTTAGCATTCAAAAAACATTGGCAGGCTTACAGAGTTGTTGGACAGAAAACGGCGATGTAATAAACCGAATGCATCAAAGCAATCAGAAAATGTACGAGAAGATCGTATCTTTATATCAAAAAGCGCAAGCAAACATAAATAAGGAGATAGAAAATGCAGGACAATAAAAAACCAAAAGATTACCCAGCACACACAAGCGGTGGGTTATGGAGTCAACAAAAAACTAATCAGGGCCAACCTGACATGAAGGGTAAAATTGAAATAACCCAACACCAAATGCAACAACTGGTGCAAATGGGTAAGATGGGGCAAGAGCCTTCTTTGCAAATTGCTGCATGGTCAAAGCAAAGTCAGTCTGGCAGTAACTGGTTGTCAATTGATGCTGATGTTTATGTGAAGGACGGCGGCATAGTGTCTGCTTCTCCTGAGGTGTCAGCACCAGCTCCAGCCTACACACCTCCGCCAGCAGCGCCTCAAGCAACTGCTCAAACACCACCACCTTCACAGCCTATGGCTCCACCGACTTTTCCTGACTTCGATACTGATGTCCCTTTTTAAGGATAAGCCAATCCGTAGCAAGAAACTCCTCTCCTCTGCGAGAGGAGAGTCTTGCGTAAACTGTGGAGCAAGGGATGATACTGTTGTCGCTGCACATTATCAGGGGCTACGCTCACTATCTTACGGAAAAGGTAAAAGCCAGAAGCCACACGACATATTGGTAGCCGATCTTTGTCATAAATGTCATACCGCTTTCGATCAGTATAATTATGGCGAAGGCGATAATTTTCAAAAGAAGATTGATAGGTCTGAGCAGTTTCAGCATGCCATCTTACTTACAATCATTAGAAGAATACGAGAAGGGGTTATTAAGTTTTGAAAATATTTTTAGGGTCACATCACGACAAAGAGCAGCTGCATAAGCTGCTTTTTTTTCTTTCAGAATTACTTCCAGCGAGGGTGGAAGATATACGATCCGCTGCTGCTGACATGTCACATGGAGCAACGTTAGAAATCAAACCACACAAAACTAATCGCTCAAGACCGCAAGAAAATTACTACAGAAAATGGTCACGAGAATTTGGCAAGCACGTTGGTCTTACTCCTAATGAGATGCATGATGAAATTCTTTGCATTCATTTTGGCACTGAGGATATTGAAACCCCATTCGGAATAAAACGCAGACCAGTGCAACGTAGCAATGGCAGCAATAAGCAAGAATACGCAGAGCTTATTAATACGCTCATACGAGTTGCATCAGAGATGGGATATCAGATTCCTGAACCTAGACATGATGACGCTTGACATATTACTTATGATTTTATAAAATTGATATTCTATGAACACTAAAGGATAAAATCATGTACCGATCAGATAACAATCTATTAAAAAATTTATTAAAACGTAATCGATACGTGCTTGGAGATACCGCCGTCTTACCAGAAATGTTAAATCAAGCCTACAAGCTTCCGTTTATAAGTATGCCAATGCAGGAAATGGAAAAAGTAAAAGACGAAATGGGGCCATTAGCAGTACAACAAAGCTATCCAAGCAACAGTTATGAGCCAGTCTTTGATGAGTGCGTTCTTCATTACGAACATTTAGTGGAACTCCGTACAGATGTTGATGTTGGTATGGAATATGCTGAATGTTGGGGAGCTATTTTTAACATCGACAATCCTTTTATTAAAAAACTTCCAGATTATCCATCTTCAGAATCAATACATAAGATGTTTGCAGAAACAAAAGTCATATGGGAAACAGTGAAATTTATTTATCACATTGTTAGATACGAAAAAACTGACCGTTATATTTTTATTTGGTCAGGATGGGTGGGCGCTGAAGAGGGTGGAAAAACGATGCGTACATTACCAACAAGATCAGCAGAAGCATACTGGCGATCAAAAGATACGATAAAAAATTTAGACGAGGGACTGCAATCCCACGTAGCAAATACACTAGGTTTTCTACATTACGTTTTTCTTTACTCAAAATATGGTGAAAAACATGCTGTAGAGAAAGTGTCAAGCAAAGCAAAGCCCAGAAAAATAAATTCTCTTAATGTCAAAAGACCTTGGAATACAGCAACAGGCCCACACATATTATTTTTGGATCGACTGCCGACAAAACAAAAAGAACAATGCGAAAACACAGGAAGCAGTAAAAAACCACACAGGCGAAGAGGGCATTGGCGTACTCTTAATCATCCTAAGTATCGGCATCATCCGCAGTTTGGAAAAAAGATTTATGTTAAGCCCAGTTTTATTGGCCCTAACGAATCAGAATACGAAGGTAATACTTATCGTCTCATCAAACCTCTAGACGAGGTTTTCTCTGATGATGACTAAAGAATGGAAAAGGTTGGAAAAGGTTGGAGAAGGGTGGATATTATCCACTAGTCCTGACTTGTCAAGGTTAATAAAACAGAATTTAAAAAACATAACATTTATTATGTTTACGGAACAATAATTACTTTTGGAACAAATATGGGTAGACAAGTAGAGGTAACTATAAAATTCACAGGTAGTGAAGAAGACAGCGACGATGTGCTAGAGCTGTTGAGATTGATTGCTGAAGAAATTAAGGATAAAAAAGAGGAGGATGAAGATGATTCATGACGTATCTACTATTGACTTGTTACAAGATAAACTAGACGCAAGAAGAAAAAGGTTTTTGATTTGGTTAAAAAAGAACCCAGAAGTATGGACTGAATTCGTGAAGCTGTCGTTAATGGCTATTGACAACGGCAGAAGTCACTATTCAGCTTGGCTTATCTCAGCACACATACGATGTGACAGAGAAATAAAAGCTAGTGATGGGGACTACAAGATAAGTAATGAACGGATTGGCTGGCTTGCTAGATACTTTCATCACAAGTATCCACAGCATAGAGGGTTCTACAAGACTAGGCCAATGAAAGAAGAGAAACAAATAGAAGAGTTGAAATCTAAACCACATAACGTGGTACAATTTTACAGGTAGGATGTATTTAGCGTTACGCTCATTATACTAAATCACATTCTATATCAGACCAACGGATTCCTTATCCGCATAGGCGCTTTAGCGGTAGCGTGGTCGATACCGCATCTACTTTGTTCTTCCCACCGTTTCATCATACTTTCTGTTAAAACGAGCAATGGCTTGATCTTTCTGATCTTGCAGTTTCTCCTCGTTATCTTGAAGGCGTAAACGAATACCAATATCAGTAGACTCTAATATTTTTTCTCTGACATCCGTTAATCTCTGATTTAAGCTTTTTATTCTGCGGTCAGTAGCTCTCAAAGCACTGTTCATTCGTATCGATTCGATATTGTCGGTACGGAAATTAACTCTTTCTTGCCCCTTTAAATTATCAACGCGATTTACAATCTGCCTGATGTCATCTCTTCGATCATAATAATTTGATTGACTCTCCCTGAGATCAGCCTCTCCTTGTATCTTCCGAACAAAAGGTATCTCTCGTAATTCTATTTTCTCACCTGACCTTAACTTCCTCGCATATTCTGCTGAGCGAGTAGCAAACACCCCAGCACCGCCAGTAAAAGAATTTAAAAGATGATTCGCTACATCGGGACTTATATCAATGTTATAAAACGTGTTACCCGATTGCTGTTCATTACCACCAGTAAATTCATTAAGAAACATAGCGGCATCTTTCATGAACTGCGGCGTACTAAGCATTCCCTTTGAGGAGTCAGGAGTAGGAGCCGCGCCCGGAAAGTCTTCTCGATATATGGGAGAACCAAAATAATTCTCATTGGCAACCAAATCAATCAGAGGCTTGGCTGCTTGAGGCGCAATCCCTTTTCCTAAAGCTATTGCTGCGCTATCTGAGCTGGCAAACCCAAGAGGTGAAAAAGAGCCTATTGCTGCTGATGTTAAGTCACCAGTAGCTTGCAGCGGAGATTTTTGACCTAACTCCATTTCAGCAAGATTCACACCTAGCAAATGAAAGATATTATATCCATATGGCAACGGTATCTTGTAATACTTTTCTGCCGACTCTTCAAAAGGAATGCCTAAGATTTTAGCTGCTGGCTCAAACACATCCTTCATAATAATAATATTTCTTTCTTTCTCGTAATCAGGAATATTATCGTAGTACGATCTACCGCCATCATCTTCTTCGTCGCTAAAACTCTCGTTTAAATATGTGATTAAAGCGCCAAATCCTGTCATCGCTGTCATCATTCCTAATTTCTTTTTAGATGACATCCCTCTTGCGAAGTTAGCTGTTCCCTGAACAGATGCATTAAAGAAAAGGTATGCAGCATTTAACCCCTCGCCCATATTGCCCTTCCTGTTGAAGTTAACAGTCAGGTTTTTAGCAAGTGTCGCGGCTCTAGCATTAGCTTCTGCTGGGCTAATTCCAGCATCAATTAAAGACTTTCTAGCCTGCTTAAACACAGCAAATCTAACGCCGTTTTCTACCGCCCCATTAACGTCACCAACAAAACCAGTAAAGGCATCCATTCTTTTTTTAGCTGAACCTTTGAACGTACCAGTAGCCATCTCGTCAAGAGCAGCTATATCCTTAGCTGTCTCAGCAGGGCTTCTAGCATAAAAGAAGTCAGTCTTAGCGCCAGACTCAAGGTAGGTGTCCCAGATTTTTTGAGTCTCTGCATCGAGATTTTTATTTCTTAGCCCTTTAAAAACCTGTCTAACACTTGGCAAAGTGTCTTTTAAAATGGCTTTTTTAAGTCCTTTTATATCTACAGCTTTACCACCAGCCATTGATTCCTCGCCAACTATGTTAGCAAGCGCCGTTTGTATATCTCTGGTGAAGTTACTGATGACAAACTCTGGGTTGTAGCTTGTATTCACAGCCGACAAAAACCTGTTAAGACCACGGAATACTTGAAGTATTGCGCTGCTGGACTGAGCGTCCATGCCAAGTAGGGCTTCGCTTAAACGCCTATCGTACAAGACCATGTTACGTTGAACACCGTCTTGCTTGAATCCTATTGCAGTCTTTCCTTTTGGAATTGCTTCACCAATGCCAAGAACCTCCCAATATTCAGGATTTGGGTTATTCTCTATTAGGTTAAACAGCCTTTCACCAAACTCTTTGTTTTTGACACCACGTACTATTGCACCCTGCCTTGCGGCGTAAGCGTTGGCTAACGGATCAAAAGCCTGAGAACCAGTTCTTCCTGTTATCTTCTGGCCTTCTTTACCTTTAGTGCTAAGGTTATTAACGCTTGTCCTACGCCCTACGTTTTGATCAACCTCTTCCTTTAAGCTTAAAGGAGCTTCTGGGTTCTCTGCCTTACCTCGCATTGGCACATAGTATTTAAACTTGTCTGATAAACTATCGAATTCTTTCTGACTAATTAGTCCGTATTTTAACTCGTCATCAAGAGAAGCCTGATTGATTGCATCAAAGTCAGCAGCAACGTTTAACATGTCAGCAGCAAGACTGTTGCCGCCAACCCAGTCTTTAGCGGTGTCGTCCCAGCGAAGACCAAACTCTTTCGCCATGACATCTTTTACATAAGCATCAGTGAGTCTTACGCCATTGAGAGTTCCAGTACCGCCGTCTGTTAAATCTGGATTGTATGAGTTAGTTCCTTCATTAGCCTGATTTCTTGCCCGAACAAATTCATTGCGCTCCATCGCATGTCTTAATATCAAGAAGTCATTTAGCTCTTGTCGTGTGATGCCCTTGTCATTTAACTTTACCAATAATGGCTTAATAACTTTTTCTTGCAGCTTGCGGAATTCATTGCCAACCTTGCCTGTTATTGACTCTATACCGTCATAAGCTGACTCAAGAGTAGGGAGCGAATCTATTCCTGCTTTTTTAGCTATACCCTGCTCTACTCTTTTCAAATCAAGGAACTTGTCTTGTACGTTAAATACAAGAGTGTCAAATTTACCTTTAGCCTTACTCCAACCGCCAGCTTGTGTGGGTGGCTGAGTAACCTCGTTAACAGCATTTGATCCAGCGACACCTCCAGCTTGACTTGCGACTACTTCAGCAGTTGCTTGCGACATACCATTATTAGTTAAAAAATCTAAAGCAGCCCTTTGAGCATCGGCAACATCTTGAGCAGCTTGGGACTGAGTAATTTCTGGTTCTGACCTTATCTTTGATTTGTCAGCAGCAATAGCATTCACCGGGCGTTTTTCGGGCTGAGCCGCTTGTTCACCGGGTTGATTTGTAGCTATTGACTTGTCAGCAGATACTTCTGGGGCAGGTAGCGCAAGAGGAGATTCTAATGCTTGGTCTTGTAGTTGGACGGCATCATCATAATCCTGAACTAATGGAACTTCAGTAGCTTCACCGTAATAGAAAGGGTCATGAATAAAAAAATATATCTCAGGCTCACCGTTACTGAATTTATTAAACATCTGCTTGTCCCAGTTGGGAGGAGCAAACTCGTCATTCCAAGGAAGCCTAGCAACAGGACGAAACCCTACCCTGCTGTATATCTTTGGCAGATAGGTATTAAAAGCATCTAGTTTTTTACCACCAGCTTGAACCGCTGCTTGTAAGAGCGCATAAGAACCGCCCTTTGGTTCAGACTCACTAGCAAACACAGCAACGATATCGCCATCTGGTTTGATAGCAAATCCACTGCCGTTAGGAGTTCTAAATAGTCTGTATTTGGAAAGCTCGCTAGGAGATTTTATTTCTACTTGGGCAGCAAATTTGTGCCCACTCATAGCCGCAGTCATGTCGTTATGATAGTTGTCTGCTTCTAGCTCAGCATCCACCTCAAAGACTTGAGGTAACGACAAGCCTGTATCTTGATAGCGCCCAGCGTTTTCGGCAGAGTCAAGCTCTAAAAGCCCATCTCGTCCATCATTTCGGCTAATTCTTCTTTTGTAAGGGCCGGATTCTCTGCCATAACTTCGTCGTATATAGGCGCTCTCACTTCCTCCAGCTTCTGAGTCTGAGTAAGGTCTTGCTGCTTGGTCACGCCTGAAGTTTTTAATGAACTCTGATCTTTGTTTACTTGTTTCACTTTCTAAATCTCCTGTGTCTGGTGTAACTATATCAGTGTCCTGTGTAACTTGTAAAGAACCCGTGCCTTTGTAAAGAGGTAATTTAGTAGGCTCAGCAAAGTCAGATAGCTGATTTACTTTTTGATACAGAACACGCCTGTCTCCAGCAGTCATTGTTCGATAACTGCCAGCCCCAGTAAAAGACTTTATGAGAGGCTGCATTTCCTTTGATCGTACAGAAGAGATAATGTTTTTTTGCTCAAAAAGCTCGTTAAGCTTTTCCAAAGATACTTGTTTAGGAGCGCCTTCAGCGAACTTGTAAACACCTTGCCTCAGCAATGTTTTTGCTTTTCTAGGAGAGCCTTTTTCTCGTTTAGATATAGGCACTGAGGTTCCTGATATAGAGGCAAGATACTCGATCTCTGGTGTTATTTCAGGCTGAGGATTGGCTAGGTTGCCAAAATTTTTCCCTAATATTCTTCTGGCTTCTGCCATTGTAAAAGTGCTTTTCTCAGACTGTCCTTTATCCCTACGCTTCATGTTTTCTTTTTGCGTAGGAGTCAACAGACGCATTTTTTCAGCATTGCTTCTTGCTCGATTTGCTGGAGCGCCTTGAGTTAAATAGTACTCTGCTTGATCTAAAGGAAGTTTTTCTATTGCCCGTCTACGTCGGTCTGTTAGCACTGACTCGTCAGTATTAGCATCAGCCGCGTAATTTATTTCCGCAGCCGTGACTTCATTGAATCGAGGGTTAAGGACACGACTACCTATTGCAAGGTAGTTGCGTAAAGTGGAGGGGTTTTCTCTGGATAATCCGCTTTCGTTAACGCTATTGTTTGCATCTCTTACAGACCGCTGATCTTTTTTTGTTTGATTTAACCTAAACGCTAATTGTCTAGCTGTCTCAGCTCCTGTTATAGGCGCACCATACGCCTTCTGATCACTGCCTATTATCTGAAACCCTCTGCCATCAGCCGTAGGCTCTGAAACAAAGGTTATCTCTTGGTCTGGATTTGTCTGACGTACAATTCGACTAGCTTCGGTCTGCATGTCACGAATATTTAGATCGCGAGCTGGAAGCTGTACCTCTACTTCTTCTTCAATTTCTACGGGTGATGGATCGGGACTTAGACCTACTCCTGAAAAGTCATCAGGTAAATCAGTTGTGTCGTACTCAGGAGCAAGAAGATCACCGACTGAATCTTGTATCGCTAATTCTTCGTTTTCTTTCTTTTCAAGTAACTCAGCCTGACGCTCATTAGAAAGTCTATTTCTTCTACTAGTATAAGTACCTACGCCACCACCAAGTAATAGTCCTGCACCGCCCTCAAAAACACTTTGCCCAACAACACCTTCCATTAGATCAACATCAAAGCCCTCTCTCTGCCTAGAGATATTGGCTGCAAACTTTTCTTGACCAGCTTGCACAGCTTCAGGAATTGACTCAGCTACAGCGCCACCAACTATAGTTTTAATACCTACAGGCAATGCAGCTTCTTGACCAACCTTTCGAGTTATTAGATTGGTGATTCCTCTCTCTATACCGAGTCTGCCAGCAGCAGCGCCGAGGACACCGCCCAAAGCAATTTGATCTAGGTTTTCTCCTGTATAAGCTTGAGCCTGCTCAGCGATTTCACGAGCCTGCTCTGGGTCAACGCCTTGATTTATGTACTCCCGCTCGACAGCATCAAAGATTGTACCTTTAACAAGGCCAGTACCAGTTGTTGCACCAAGAGCTAAAGCTGGAGTAGCGGCTCCACCAGTAAGCACACTAGCTGCAATAAAAGGCACAGCAGTACCACCAAACTGAGCAAGAGTATCAACAGGGGCTACAGTTAATGCTTTTAGTCCTGCTTTAACCTGTTCGCCAAAGCCTTTGTCTTCTGCGTCTGCAAATATTTCAGCGATCTCTTCTTGCTGTTGTCGAGAGCCTGCTGATATCAAAGAGCCAAGATAGTCTTCAACACCCATCAATGTGTTTGCTACTGGGTTGTCAGCACCAAAAGCTTGAGTCCCCATACGAAACAGTTGGGTTGCGCCTTGTGCTGCAAATACTGGGACATCTAACGCTTCACGGAAAAGGCCAGTGTCTTCGCTTTCGCTTTTCTCGACAAGGGCTTGAGCGATTTGTGAATAGGAAAACCCATCTTGCACTGCCAAACCAACATTGAAGCCCCTTTTTTCCCCAAGGACTTCAGCTATCTGCTGATCAGTAAAACCGTCTTGTTTAGCTAGTGCGTAATTAAAACCCATTATTTAGTATACTTATCAAAACTGCTTGTAAGATCAGCACTTGTTCTTGGAGTACCAGTAGAGCCAGTAGGAACATTTATTCGAGGGACATCATAAGCACCAGCTAAAGCATTATAAAGACTTGTATAAGCAGCAATCCTTGCATTTTCATCAACGTAATCTTCAGGCTCAAACATCTCCGCAACTACATTGGCAACCCCTGACTGCCTTGTTGACTGATTTCTCGACTGCAAGTTCTCATTAGCAGTTATCTCTGCTGCAAGCTTTCTTTCATTAAGATCAATATTTGCTCGTGACTTAATGAAGTCTATCTGCCGTGTAATATCTGCATCTTCAGCAGCCATTTCTTGAGTACGCAACAGGTCTTCCCTGCCTCTGCTTTCAGTCATTATCTTAGAAGCAGCTTCTGAGCCTTTACCAATACCGAGGTCTGGTGCGTTTGATGCTATCCCTGCCCCTATCTGCGCTAAGGCAGCGTACAGAGCATCGTTTTTTGTTCTGCTGCGATTGGTTTCTATTAACTCTGATATTTCTTCAGCTCTTGATTTCGCAAGAGACGAACTGCGACCTTCAATGTCAGTGAATGCATCAGTTGCTCTTGACTTGTCCACTTTAAGAGCATCACCACCAGAACCAGCATCAAACGTGTTTGGATCGTAAAATCTAAAATCACTGTCTAAAAGATTTATTAAATTTGCTTGTTGACTCTCTTTGTCAGAAGCTAAATTACCATTAATCGTTGCAGCATTTATAATTTCATCAATAGAACCTGAGTCACTACCGATTGTGTCAGTTTCTTTTTCTATCTGAGTGGGATCATCATCGTATAAATTTCGCCTTCTGCCTGCTCCTTGCCCTCCTGCTCGACCTCTATTGTTGTCTTTTATTTCGTCACTTGAAAAAAGATCACTAATAAAATCTGTTATGCCCGCGATACTTTCGCCCATGCCTTGCCTGTTGCTTTCTAATCCTAAGTTACGTGCGTCTATTTCATCTTGAGATAACGCTAAGTCTGTAGGTCTAAATGTATTGGCAGCGCTTTCGCCAACATCTGCAAGGATTTGACCCATTCCTTTTCTGTTGCTTTCCAGCTCTAAATTACGTGCGCCTATTTCATCTTGAGACGAGGAAGTGCCTAATCTATCAGCCAATAAATCTACACTACCTTCCAGAACGCCACTCAAAATGTCCCCCTGACTGCCAGCAACGCTGTAAGGCAGAGATGAATCGCCGTAATCTTTTATTTGCTGCGAGCCAATATCTACAAGCTCCTGAATCGTATACCCTGCTGGGTCTATATTTTGTTTTACTAAAAACTGTTGGGCTGTCTGTATAAGAAAGTCATTAGGGCCAGTATAAGACGAAGACATTCCATCAAGATAAGAAGGATCACCTCGGCTGGTAAAATTGTTGGGTGTAATGGTTCCTTCCGACATAGGTATAATGCCTCGACCTATGAGAATATCTTTTCGAGTTACATCGCCGTCACCACTGAGATCGGGAAACTGGCCTCCTGTAGCCATGCCTAAAAGACCGCCTTGAGCTGCCATTTGGACTTCCGCCCCTGCCAAACCCTGCTGAGCATCACCTAAAGGGAGGGGAGGTGACAAAGGGTTAGAAGCAGCAGGGACAGAAGAAATTGGCATCATAGCTGCAAGTCCTTCGGCCATAACTTGATCTTTTACCGTAGATGTAGGCATTGGTTGCTGGGCTGAATAACGCTGACGCATATCAGACCTACGCTGTATTTCTGACAATACAAGAAACTCAGGCACTTGACCTGAAGGCATTTGCATTTCCATCTGAAGCGCTGCGTCTGGAAGACCTTTAACAATATCCTCTTGCTCTATAATATTCATTATCCGCCCCTTAAACCTGTGTTGCCGTATCCTTGAGTACCGCCATATAAGGCAGCAGCACCAAGACCAGTGCCGACTAATTGTTGAAATGCAGAAGGTTGATTTCCGTAAGTCGATTGATACGTTCCGGGGCCAACTGGCACTCCTCTTAACAAGCCAGAGTAAAGATTAAGCTGCTCTCTTGGAAACGCTTGTTGACGCACAAAGTCTGAATAACCAATGTCCAGTCCTTGTTGAGCAAGTCCTCTACGCCTTGACCCAGCAGCTTCAAGCTGCCCTAGTCGGTCAAACTCCATAGCCTGCCTAGTCCCAGCTAAACTAGCCATCGATTCAGCAGCTCTTCCCCTGCGATCAAGGTCTTGACCTAGACTCTGAAATCCTTGCAGTCCAATATCAGTGCCACGTTGCCTAGCGATCCTGTCAGCTTCAAAGGCTTGCTGAGCTTGTCTAAAGTTCTCCAAGTCACCAGAAGCTTGTATATCTTGTAGCTGATTGGCTAGATTACGCTCACTTTCTGATTGCATAATGCCTTCTCTATACCCTCCAAGACCTCCAGCGACAGCGGCCTGCTGTGCTATCTCCTTTTGCCTTATATCAGCCTGTTCTTCAGCTAGTCTTTTTTGCCTATCAATAAAAGATTGCTGAAAAGGATTCATATATTGATCAAGACGAGTCACATCAACAGGAGTTTCAACGCCAGCAACCATTTCGTTGCGTTGACCAACAACGTCACGTAAAGTCTCTGATTGTGACTCAACACCACTTTGTATGGTGTCTGTCAATCTTTGAATCACAGGATCACTCTGAACAGCCCTTGAGTATGGAGTGCCCATAGCTATTTCCCTAAGACCTGACTGAGCCTCCCTTACGCTTTCAGGGGTTCCTGCCAGCGCCATTTCTGCGTATGCTTCCTGCGCTCCAGCTTCATAAGGGTCAAAGTCTGCAAGTCTTCTTTGAGGATAAGTTTCGTACCCTGTAAGAGATTCATAAACACCTCGACCAAGAAGGTCTTGATAAAACGGAACAAGCTCAGGAGGTAGCTTTTCTACCTGAGTAACTGTTGATGTAGGTGATCCACCGCCGCCTTTACTCACTTGATATCTCCTTTTGAAAAACCGTATACGCTTCTTCGTAGTTATAATCTTTCATCCACTTCCAGAAACCTTTTCTAGCCGTGGCTTCAATGCCCTTACAGTTAGTGGCTGTAGCAAACTCTTCTAATATTTCCAACATAGAAAAAGCCCATTTGTCTAAATCTTCACCACCAAGATACTGTATAGCTAACATTCTTTTATTGGGATAGTCCTGTATTTCTGTAGTAGCAACGCCTTTAATAGGGTTATTACCTTGATAAACGATCCATAGCTGTTGCTTTCCTTCTCTGACCGCCTCTTTAAGAGACGGCATTGACCATCTGCCATGCGATCTATCCACTGCTGGACTTAAAAAGCCAGAAACTGTGTCCCAAATCTGATCAAGCATCTCTGCTGGAACAGCACTAATTGTAACTTTTTCATCAACATCTTGTGCTGCTAAAAAATTTTTGTCTATATGTTGTGCAATCGAGTTCATGCAGGCAATACTGCTGACTTGTCAATAGGAGCAGGTTGACGACCTCCTGTCCTTGCCGTCCTTACATCAGCCATCATCTGATCAAGAATATCTGCTCCAGCTTCTGAGCTACCATCGCCTAATCCAGACACAACATCTGCTGCAACTATATACTCATCAGGAGCAACAGCTACTGGCTGATTTTCGCCAATCATTCCCATGACTTCATCATCCATGCCACCGCCAGAACCTACTATTTTACCTTCTGTCTGAGCGCCCGGAACGATACTTTGTAGCACGGCCTCTCTAAGGCTCCTAAATTGGTCTACGCCATATTCATCAATAAACATTTCAATGATCTTGTCAGCGTCCTGAACGTTGCCACGAATAGCCTCAACGGTCATAGCTACCATATTATCAAAATCAAGATCGCCCATGCCATTATCAAACATAGCGTCATCAGGCATTTGTTCGACAACCGCTTCCTCAACAACCATTGTTTCTTCTGGAGCGCCCATTACAGCTTCAGCTATACCGCCATTTGCAAGCTCCATCACGCCAGCTCTGGTCATGATTCGCTTTTTAGGCATTCTGCCACCACCTGCACTCTTTACAGCCGTATTGATTAATTCACTGTAAGCTGAGCCTAATTCCTCTGCTGGGGTTTCAGCAGCTCGCGTAGCAACGATATTGTCGTAAGTTGATTTTACCTGCTCATAAGGCACTTGAAAGTATTCGGCAGCAGCCGTAAGAGAAAGTTGTTCAGAATCAATAAGACCTACAACAGCGTCTATTTCACCCTGCGTATAAGGGTCAGCGGCTTCCTGATCAGGGTCTACTTGCTCGATACCGCCTTCTATTGCGCTGTCAAGGAGTTCCTGAGTCGCTCTGTTCTGAGCAATCACATCAACATTTGCTTGAGCTTCAGCAGCGTCAACACCAAAGTAATCAGCAACATTAGCAATTTCTTCTGCTCCAAAAGCATCATATTCGTCTAAAACATCGTAAACTGCCCTGCCCTCTGGTCGAACGTACTCTCCGTCAACTGGTAGACCTAGCGCTTGTATAGCCTTCATGTATTCAGGCACGACATTGCCAGAATCGACAACCTCTTCTGACTCATCAACAACAGGAGAAGTAACGGGCGACGCAACAGGTATGTCTGTAAGAGGGTCTACTTTAGTAACGCCCATATCACTAAAGTTATCTACACCCGAAAACGGTGTTCCTCTCGTATCAGTGTATTCAGCCAAAGGCCGAGTGCCTTCTGCAATAGGAGTGCCAAGCTCTTGCAATCTTTCTGGACTTGCAGCCAGCAAACCAGCTAAATAATCACTAGGCCCAGCACCAAATAAATCTTGATAACGCTCAATGGGCCTATCTTTTATAAAATCAAAGAACTGAAACTCTTCCTCAAAACCATGTCGATAATCTGTGGGAGGGTCTTGCTTTTCAAAGCCCCTAAGAAAGGACTGTCTTTCTGCTGCACTGCCTTTAGATGGTTTAATAAAGTACCTGTTGTCGGAGTCTAAACCGTAGTTACCCACAGAACGAATAATCTCTTCGGCCTTGCTTTCAACATCTCCTCCGTATTCCGTATCACCTCCGCCGTTCATTCTGACAAGGCCACCATTAGCATAATTACCAATATACCTACTCATGTACGGATTAGGGTTACTGCCACGAGACATGCCTAAAGTATCTGTTAATACATTTTTAAAGCCTTGTGCGTATGCGTTATCAGCATCAGCAGCCTCATCAGCTCTTCTTTGCATATCGTCTTGAACTTCCATCTGACCTCTTACACCAAGACTTGGGCCAATAGTAAGTAAGTTTTCGGGTCGCAAGGCGGCTTGACCCATCGCTCCTAAGCCTTCTTGACTTGTAAAAGCCGATAGTCGATCAGAGAAGGGTATATTTAGTTTTGATTGCGATAATGCACTTTGAGAGTTTTGCAGAGTATCAAGAGCAGAAGCGTATTTAGACTGTTCTGGAGTTAAGACTTCAGTAAACGTCCTCTGTCCAGCGAAAGGGTCTATAGCTTGCTCAGCGGCTAAATTTATCCCATCAGGCATTTGACCTGCTTCAAAAGGCATTTGACCTGCGCTTCCTAATGCCTCGCTCGCTGTATCAAACCCAGTTTGAGCTACATTTGCTGCTCTCGAAGCCTCTAATACATCAGTATTTACAGCCTCAGCGCCTGCGTTAAATACTTTGCCTAAACCAAATCCAGTAATACCGCTAACCAAACCCTTTTCTAAACTGCCAGATTCGGCAAATGTACCCAAGCCCGATCCTATCGCTCCAGCAAGCCCAGCTCCAACCTTTCCAGCTAGCAACTTGGTTCCTATAGCTTTTCCTAGAAGAGGCGCTAAAAACGGCAAAAATGCTTCTGGCTGACCTGTCACAGGGTTTTTTGTAAGCTGACCAGTAGGTGACATAGCAGCTAATCCCTGCACCTCGTGTGGATTCATATGAACTAGCTGACTATCCCCATAGCGGCCATGACTTGCAAGCTGTTGCCCTTGTCGGGCTAGAGGTGGTTTTGGGGCAATATTCATATTATGTAGTCTCCACGCCAAATATGTTAAAGCTCATGTCACTGGTACTAGAGTATACTTTAACTACGTCTGCTTGATTAAGTGTTATTCCAATAACAACAGTGATTGTGTTATTAGCTGTAACTTCTTTATCGTAATAAATAAATTGTTTGTTGTCAGCACCAGCGCCAGCCACATGAATACTAATTCTAAAGGTCTGATTTCCTGAATTTCTGTTGCATATAACCAAAGAGCTTACAGTGGTTTGGGCTAAGTTTGGAACAGTATACAGCACTGTAGTAGTGGTTGCGCTAGGAGCTGCCTGCCCAAGTACCTTAATAGCATCAGCCATTGCCAGAAGCTCCCATAAGAAGAAATTGATAACGCTTTAGGGCTAGAGACTCTTCTTTGTCAGTTTTTGTAGTAATAGTCCTAAAATCATCGCTTACATCGTTAAATGAGCGCTCTATAGCTCGCCTCATTGTCAGCTCATTCTGAAAATCATAATTAGGATTTGCGGTAGGTAAAACAACCAAATTGACTTTTTGAGCCATTACCTTCTCCCATCGGGCTTAATATCAAATCTCAAAGCTCCCAGAGTCCAGCCATAGCCAGTTCCAGTGCCCTGCACCCTGATCACAGACTCCCTTGTTCTAGCGCGTATAAAAGACTGTCCAGTGTTTTCGGTCACAGTAGTGGTGGCTAAGGTAGAGGCATTGTTTAAAGGAAAGTCCTTGCCTTTCATGGTAATATCAACTGAGGCACTGGCCGTTGTACCTCGAAACTCAAAATCAGGTATCAGGCGATTAACGAACATAAGCTGCTCTCCATCACCAATTTCTACGCCACCAGATTCAACGTATGCATTCATTGCAGAACCGTCATCGTCATAACCGTTTTCATGATTATATAAGTAATTATTATCAGTGCCTGTAAAAGCTGAAGAGGCAATCGGGTATGTTCTGGTGTTTGCTGGAATAAAAGCACCTCTAGTTAAAGTTCCAATAGCCCACGAATCCTCCATATAATTGTAAGACACATAGTTAGTGCATTCTGTATTGCCAGTTCCCACTGGGTAGTACCAATAGACCTCAGAAAAATCTACGCTTGTTGTAGCAAAAACCTTATACTCTTCTGAGGTATTTATATTACTAAACACGTAATCCAAAACTGTGCATGTAAGACGCTGTATAGAACCGTTATAAAAGTAAAACCCACCCCGATCCATAAAGAAAACCATATCGCCAGCATTGGTGGCAGCATTCGGAGATATCATTGACAACCCTTCGTTTATTACTTCAAACTGAAAAGTAAACGGACTGCCAGAAAACCTCATCGAATGAATACTACTGTCAGTAAATATAAGTATCTCTTGTCGAGTCTTAATCGCGCCAACAATAAAAGAGCCAGCTGTCAAAGTAACGCCACCCGAAGTATTCGTTGAAGTAGGAGTCCAATCAAATGGGTTTTCTTGATCGCTAAACCTTACTAGTAACGGGTCAAGAGTAGTGCTTCCAAGAGGGTTGCAACCAAAACATATCGTATGACGATCGGTTTCCGATACCATTGTCTGTAGAGACAACAAAGGCGCTCCAACAGCTTCGGGTCTATCAACAAGAGCAACGCCTCGTGTGGCTGTTCCATTAGTCTCATCCCAATAGTAGATACCACCACCCCTGACATTGAATATTAAATCATCCCCAAAAGTATCTTGAGAATACAGTCTAAGCTGATTACCAGAAGTGATTGCAGTAGAACCACCCCACCCACTAGCTCCCCATGTTCCAGCACCAAAGCCAGAAGACGCTACATAAGTATTTAATCCAGTATTAATCTGATATTTGCCAACAATCGATCCACCACCGTTACCTGTATCAGAGCCATTGGCTGTAACGGCTGCCCCAGCGGTATTTTTTGCAAGAATAGTATAAGAGTTATTATTTAGTATTGTAGCGATCTGATATTCTTGATTAAGCACAGCCGCAGTAATATTGCCGCCAAGAGACACAGCGCCACTATAACTAACAAAGTCATTAGCCACAGCGCCATGATTGACATCTGCAACAGTGATTAAAGAAGAACCGTTGCTCGCCGAAAAGGTAACCGCCCCTGCTGCCGTAGTTTCTCGTATAGGCGTAACATCGTAATAAGCAGCGCCTTCATTAACATAAAACTTTAGGTTAGTGCCTAGTCCTAGATATTGGGTAGAAGCAGCAGCCACCCAGTCGTGCAAAGAACGACATATACCAAAAAATGTATTAATTGAATACTTTTGCCAACCGCCTATTTGCTCGGCACGACCTTTTCGGAACCTAATTTTATCAGAATCGTACCATCCAGTACCCGCAGTAAACTGCGTACCTTCACGATTTACTCCCGGTTTAAACTCGTACTTAACTAGCATTTAGTCCAACTCCACAAGCTTTCTGTTTTTTATGTGAGCAGCCTTAATTAGACTTTTGTTTTGGCCTGTATACTTAACAGCATGATAATTTGCTAATAACTCAGCACACAGCCATTTATTCTTTGCTTGAAAATCACCCAAATATCTACCATATTTACCTTTTTCCCAAGTTTTAAGAATTATTTCTTCTGCTCCTTCAAATAATTGCTCAACAAAACTTTTCGCGGCAAGACCATATTGTTTCTCTTTTTTGTCTCTAGTGCGAGACTCTGGCGTGTCAACTCCGTACAAACGAATACGGCCACCACTGCCACGAATCCAAGTATCGAAACCAAGATCAACTGCAACATCTATTGTGTCCCCATCTACAATTTTAACTATCTCACAACGATACTCATGCATTTGAATAATCGCCAGTAGATATCATGTCTGCAAGTTCTAAAGCGCGTTTTCCAGTTTGTGTCGCCCATTTGGAATCTAAAAATTCTTCGGCGGCTTTTTCGTAGTCTCCTACCTCCATCCCTGCAAGAGCGCGTTTAAAAAGCCTTAATCGTGTTTGACCAAGATTAAAAGCAATATCAATCATGGCATCCTTTCTGACCTCATCAAGAGAATTAAACCAAGGATATTCAGACGCAAGCTCTTTAATTACCCTTTCGA